CAGGCCAGCGTCACTAAGATCGACCGCAACCAAGCGGCCAACATCGAATCTCTGATGAGCGAGGTCGGGGCGGATCGCGCCAAGTTCCTGCATTACATGGGCGTGGCGTCCATCGAGGACATCCCCGTAAGCGGATTCCAGAAGGCCGTCAACTCGCTCCAAGCCAAGGCGCGGAAGGGGGCCGCATGATCACATTGAACCATCCACAGGGCAGCGCCGAATGGATTCAGGCGCGACTCGGCAAGCCGACGGCCAGCAATTTCGACCGGGTCATTACGCCGAAGACGCGCAAACCCAGCGCGTCGGCGGACAAGTACATGTGGATGCTGTTGGCCGAATGGCTCTCCGGCCACTCACTTGACGATTATGTGTCACAACTGATGGAACGCGGAACCGAAATGGAGGAATCCGCTGTCCGATTCTACGAGCTGCAGCGGGATCTCGAAACGCAAGCGGTGGGCTTCTGCCTGCGCGACGACGGACTGGTGGGCGCGTCGCCCGACCGGCTGGTGGGCGATGACGGACTCCTGGAAATAAAGTGCCCATCGATGGTGACCCACATCGGCTACCTCCTGAATCCTGACGGACTGGACGCCTACAACTGCCAAGCCCAGGGGCAGCTTTGGATCACGGGGCGTCAGTGGGTTGACCTGCTTTCCTACAATCCCGAACTGCCGCCGTCTCTGGTGCGCTACCATCGGGACGGGGAATTCATAGCGGCGCTGGAATCCGCCGTCGATGCGTTTCTCGGACAACTCGCTCTCGCCAAAGAGAAGATGATCGCGCTCGGTTGCACACCCGTTTTTGCGCCGCCGAAAGAGCAATGGTCCGACGTTCCCCAAGAGGTAACACCATGAGCGAACCCCTGAGCGATGAGCGGCGGGCGGACCTCCGTGAGCAGACCAAAGAATTACTGGACGAGATCGACCGGCTGAAAGCAGAGATCCACGATCTGCGGGCCAATCCCAAGCACATCATCAACGACGACCAATCCCGCCGCGACCTGTTTGCGACGGCGGTGTGGATTGCAACTATTGTGGCCTACGGAAAACCTCCAACGTCACAAGAATGCCATGAGCTTAAAGAATTACTCCATTTGCCGCAAGCCGACGTCCAGCGGAAACCGGAGGACAACCATGATTGAGATAACCAGCACATCAACCGCAGACATCGAAATCGTTATTGGCGATCCATCGGCGGTGCATCTGACTCTGCGATGCAGCGTAGGAAACCAACTCGTTGCGAATGCTGCGGCTCGTGAATTGCATCGTATGATGAGCGCGAAGCTGGAAACGATCCGCTGTGCTTGCTACAATCAGGGGTGGGCAGACAAGGCCAGCAAGACAACACGCAAGCAGACCTACCACAATCTGGGGTGGTTTCGAGGTGCTCGATGACTGACGACCCGCGCATTATCAGAGAGTTGATCCTGGAGCCGACGGAAGCGGAGTACGATGCGGCCCAGGCGCTCTGTGGCCCGAGTGAGACATTCGTCGTCATGCAGTCCGATGCGCTGGCGGAACGCGAGGCCGTGCTTCGTGTCGCCTCGTTCCGTGCCGGGATCATGTGGGCGGCAGATGCGATGGACGAGTGTGCTCGCTATGCACTCGACAAGCAGGGCAAGATATTCTCACCCGGAGAATATCTCAGGGGGGCATTGATCGATCACGATTTGGCGGTCGCCATACAGGATGATGGAACCGCAATCGCGTCTGTCGATGGTGTCCGGGCACGTCGGGAATACGAAGCGGCACTCGCAGAGCGCAAGGCGAAGGGGCTGCCCCTGAGCCAATGGGAAGCCGAACCGGAGAAGGGCAATGACTGACACGCCAACGCCAGAGATGGCCAGCGATGAGAATATCGATCTAATTAACGAACATCTGAGACGGGGAATCATACCATCGTTTGTGCAGTGTAAACACGTTCTCGCCCGCCTCAACTACGAGATCGCCGAACGGAAGAAAGTGGAACACGAGCGCGACCTCGAACGGCGGGCGCTGGCGGTAGTGCTTCGCATCGGAAAACCGGCTGGTTACCGGCTGGCAGGTGAGATGAGTATCGATCAGGAGATCATGGATATTCAGAGCGAAGTAACCGCGCTCCGGAATCAGGGAGAGACGACGTGACGATCATTCGGTACTGTGGAATCTGGATCGCCACATGGTTCCGCTTTGTAGGACGATCAGTCTATGGCGTAGGGCATTTCTCGATTTGTGACGCGGCGAGAATCGCTTGCGTCTGTGCCAAATGGAGAGCATAACAAGGAGGGTCCAATGAAGAGAATACTCGCAACGCTGGCGATGCTGGCGGTGGTGGCGATCACGCCACATCCTGACAGCGTGATCGTTAGACAGTACACGGTGACACGGGCTGCTACGGTCATGGAGCCGTTCGCGGTCCACATCGACAGCACGTGGTTCACGACCGTGACGACATTCGATCACGGGGTCGTCACGCAGGACACGACGTGGGGGAGGCCGTGAGAATCGAACTGCCGTGGCCGCCCAGTAGCAACAACCTGTACGCCACCGTGGGGCGACGCCGGGTGCTCAGTGCGGCGGGCCGCGACTATCGGAAGCTGGTCGGCCTGGTTCTGCTGGAGCAAGGCATCATTGTCCGGCTGGGCGACATGTGCCGGGTCGGAATACGAATGACGGCACACCCGCCAACCCGCCATGCATTTGACCTGGATAATCGGATAAAAATGGTCCTTGACAGCTTGCAGGCCGTGCGGCTTTTCGACAATGACTCTCAGGTTGATTTCGTTTCGATCCAGCGCAATGGGCTGCCGGATGTGTGGATCGATGTTGAGCTGGGGAGGGCACAATGACCTACATCGAAAAGAACCCCGACATCCGGGTGGCGCAAGTGTTTCAGGAAAAGTACGCACATCGAGGTATTGACGGTGTGATCATCCTGATGATGGTTCACGGCAAGATCATGGGTAGATGCAACTACGGCAACACCAAGCCGCTGTGTAAAGAATACAGAATGTTTCTCGATGAGCTTGTCGATGGGAAGCAGAAAAGTACTCCACCGGCGCACACGGGGGGCGCGTGAAATCATTCTTCATGGTGCTGTTTTACCTCACCTTTGCAGTGTCGGTCTTCTGGCCCTCAAAGGCTGGCACAGGGGTTTGCGCAATGCTGTTTTGGGCTGTGATGTATTTCATCGAGCGCCTGGACGAAATTGAAGACCGACGCAATGGGGGCACGTGACGACGATCTTAGAAGAAGCACAATCGCTTGTTGCTGGAGAACGCCGTGATGATTATGGCGGCATCGAAGCGGGGATGACGGCAACGTGTGATTTATGGAATGCCTATCTCCGCAACCGACCACAGGGGTTCGAGGGAATCTCACAACGCGACGTGGCTATTCTGATGATCCTGATGAAGGTCTCCCGGCTACCATTCTCGATGAAGCGAGACACCTGGGTGGATATTGCCGGGTATGCACGTATCGGCGCGGTCTGTGACCATGTGGACGGGGGCGCGTGAATCGCGAACGACTGTGGCTGTCGCCGCATTGTCTGCGGCAAGAGGTCATGGGACTATGACGCGGGGCGGCGGGTGAGATTTCCCATGGTCGCGATTGAACAACAACAACTTAGACCATATTGACCGAACCAGCGAAATGGTCCAACCGTCCGATCAAATCGGACACTTGAAAGGAAAGAGCAATGAAGAAAGTAAGCAGGGTCCTCGCAGCACTGGCGCTACTGGCGTTCGCGGCCACGGCACTCGCCGCCCCGCACCCGGACAGCATCATCGTGCTCAACTACAGCGTCGCCCGAACGCTGACGATCCCCGCCCCATTCGAGGTGCGGATCGACAGCACGTTCTTCACGGTTACCAAGACGTTCACTCGGGGTGTGTTGGAGAGCGACACAACATTCGGCCGGCCATAGCACATCACCACAGGAGAGGGTCAACATGAATCAACATACACGAGCACAACAGCGTGCCGTAGTTCTGAGCTGTGTCACGGCGAAATATGGATTCCGCTTTGTTGCCGGGTGGAGGCCGTGGCAAGCCACCGGCGGCGCACCGCACACCCTGCCACCACGAGCCAAGACACATCGCCTGGCACTCGGCCAAAAGGTCCGCATCATGCGCCCCATGCCGGGGGAGACCGGCCCCCATGCCAATTCCATCCTCAACAGTCTGACGGTAGGAACCATTGGCACCGTCGTCGAGCACTACTGGCCGGGGAAGCACCTGTCGGGAATGTCCGGTCGGCCAGCCGCGCCTTGCGTCACCAACGGGTTTCGGGTGAAGTTTGCGGGTGTTGACCATTTATACGACTTCCATGAAAGCGAAGTGAAAATCCTCGCTAAGTTGAGGATGCCGCCGGTTGAGACGCCTGAGTAGGCCGAAACAGGCCATAGAATCGTTTCAGGGACACTTTCTCGAACCAGTTCATGCCATGGACAGGGGGGAATCGCAATGCCTTGTAGCGCCACGCTGAGCCGAAATCTGAGAACCGCGTTCCCGTCATTGACCATGGCCAGGCTGGACCAGATATGGGACTGGGTGGTCGCCATGCCCAGGGGACAGGTGATGCTACCCGACGCCGACCTGGTCAACCCCGATGACGTGATCGTGGCGCTCCATTTGTGCCGCGAGCTCGAGCACAGGAACACCGAGCAACTCCAGAAGCTGGTGAAGAATCTCTCCGCGCACGGCAAGCGCTGGCGGTTCCCCAAAAGTTACGCCGAAGAAGATGCTTGACAGACCAAGGTAATGAGCCTAACCTAAAAGTGGTGAGCAGCTTGATTCCCAAGAACTAACAGATTTAGCCCCGACCTCTGTCCGGCTCGAACGGTCTGCTCACCACTTTCCCTCGACCGGGCAGAGGCACAGGGGTTTGATGTGAGGGTCTAAGTGACAGATCGGCGGCTCGACGCACAGTTGCCCCCATCCGCGACCGATGTCGAGGTCGCCGTGCTCGGTGCAATCATGCTCAACAATGGCTGTCTGCCTGAAGTGGTGGGCATCCTCGAACCCACAGATTTCTACCATCCCGCCCATCGGCTGATCTACTCCGCAATTTACAGGATCGCAGAGCGATCCGAGCCGATTGACATGGCGACCGTCGCCACCGAATTGGAGAAGTCGGGCGATCTGGCCAAAGTTGGCGGGCCCAATGCGCTGATCGACATTGCGGATTCCGTATACACTGCCGCCAATGCCACGGCGCACGCCCGCATCATCAAGGACAAGGCCGTCTTGCGGCAGTTGGCCTGGTACGCAGGCGAACTGTCTGAGGTAATCCACAATCACCCCGGCAGTGCCGCCGATCTGGTAGCTGAAGCTCAAGGAAAACTGGAATCCATCGGGCGATCTGCCCTGCCTGGACGTAAACGCCGCACAGGAGTCACAACCGCTATGGATACCGTTGACGCCGAAGAAATCGACTGGATGTGGAAACCCTGGCTTCCGCTTGGGAAAATCACCATCGTCGAGGGCAACCCCAAGACCGGAAAATCCTTTCTCACCCTGCAATTGGCTGCCATTGTCACCCGTGGATGGGCATTCCCCGGCCAAGATGGCCGGCCTGGCAACAGCTACGGACCCGCCAACGTGATTATTATGAACGCCGAAGACAACCTCGCCGACACACTCCGGCCACGCCTCGATGCCGCCGAAGCCGATTGCAGCCGGGTTTTTGCATTTACTGGCGTTCGCTCGATGCAGGGTACCCGGTCAGCGGATCGGTTGCCGTCATTCCAGGACATTGCCGAAATCGAGGACGTTATCGTCCAACACAGCGCCAAACTTCTGGTCGTCGATCCGATTCAAGCCTACTTGGGGCGAAACGTAGACATGAACCAAGCCGCAGAAACCCGGCCAGTTTTGACAGAGATTGCTCTCATTGCCGCCCGCCAGCGGTGCGCCGTGCTCATTGTCCGGCACCTGCGCAAATCCGGGGGCGACTCGATCACCCAGGGGCTGGGCGGCATCGACATTTTTGGCATCGGACGCTCGATCTGGCTGATTATGAAGGATCCCCAAGATCCCGCTCGCAGACTGCTGGTTCACAGCGCAAGCAACAACGCCAGGGAAGCCGGGACACAATCGTTCACTCTGGGGGATGGCTTCCGCTGGACCGGCTCCGATAATCGCACGATCGAAGAACTTATGCAGGCGGCAGCCTATACCCGGTCGGCCTCCCCCTCTCAAAGCATCGACCACGTAGTAGACTGGCTCCGCGATACTCTGGTGACTCCCCTGTCATCAACCGAGATACAAGCCCGCGCACGCCGCTCAGGATTCTCCAAGAACAACCTCTGGCTGGCCAAGTCCATGTTGCAAATCGAGGCGTATAAATCCGGCCCGCTGACATTCTGGCGAATGCCAAACACCCCCCAATGACAAAAGGCGGCAACCCCAATGGCTGCCGCCCCTGAGACCATGTTGCGCAATTACGCAAAATGGTTAGCGAGGACATTC